TTTTAGGTAATAAGCAACCTGTACGTCGTGTAGACGAAGAGGTAGCAGAGGAAGATAACAGTCGTGGTTCTTATGCACCAGACTTCAATTCTCGTAAAGAACCTGTAGCTGCTGCTCCTGTAGCATCTCAAAGTTCAGATGAGGATGATGCTCTTTCTTATTTCCAAAAACTTGCAGAGGAATAACTAAGAATATATTTTAATATTTTCTCCTCTTACTAGGGTTTCACTCACATATTGGGTGGAACCCGTTTTATATGGCATAATTCTATCCATATCATTCAATACTATATTTAAATAATTTTGTTTTAATACGTAAATTATTCTCCTTTCGTTTTGTAAGTCCACTTCATAATCATAGTTAGTTACTTCGGTGGTAATAGGATTAGCAATTCCTCCTACATTTGTATAGGTTCCTAATTCAAGATCAAGAAATTCCATTGAGAAATCTTTTGGAACATTAAGACCTTCTGGAAGAACTGTAGCACCAATAGAATTTTTTACTTCTTTTGTTTCATAATGATGTGGGGAGTTAATATTTTCATAAGTTTCATATTTGTCAAGGAGATAGATTTCAAAAGATTGTTGAGTCAGGGGCCATTCATTTTGAATATTAATTATATTATTTGATAAAAGAATTACCCAGTCTAATGTAGAGTCTTGATAAACATCTAAAGCAACATTATCAGGTCTATCATCTCCTTTTATTGTGTATTTGGTGAAATATGTAACATTATTAAATATATCCTCTCTAATTTTTCCTCTTTTGAAAAGGTTTTTTACTTCAATATATTCCGAACTACTATGGGATTCTGGTAGTCGGTTTACATATTCAAAATTAGGAACGTTGCGGAAGTAAGATGACATTTTAGAAACCTATTTCGGTGGATGGAGCAGTACTATCTTGCATAGCGAGACCTGTATAATAATCACTTTCATAGATAGGATCAAGTTCATTAAATTGTAAAGTCATAGTGTATGAAACCATACTTCTTGTAGAATCACTATATGTCATGTAACTATTATTTGGAGTATAGTCAACAGCACATGATAATAAAGCACATTTTTTAATTATATTAATGGAGGGGTGTTTTATCATTTTTCCTGCTTGATCAAATGTTACATAATCGATATTAAAGATATTTGGTGCTTTTAAAAATACATTAGTAGATGTGGTCTTTACGGACATTCCTTGTTTAAAGAAATTAATAATACTTTTTATTTGTTGTGCTTCTTTTGAATCTCTTGGCGACATTTGAAATGAAAAATCAAATGCTCTTAAACCTGGAGCCTTGAATAGTAATTCCATATTGGGGTTCTGAATAGCACCTGTAGCCCTTGACAATAAATTTTGAGCTCCTACTGCTTGACCAGCAATTACTGCGTTAAGTGCTTTTCCAACCCCTTCATTTTTTGTTAAGAATTTTCTTGCTTCTTTCAAAGAATCTCCAGCTGCCGCCACTCTACGACCTTTTTCTGAAATTATATTCATTACAGATGCTGCTCCAAATGCTTGAATAGCATCTAGATTTTCTGGTCCCCAATCTACATTGTTGAGATCTTTAATGCCAGTAGTTATGGGAAGAGTGACTGATCCATTTATAGCATTGGTTTTTCTTTTAAAATTTGTGATTTTCTCATCATTAAGGTTTACATTTATCTCACTACCACTACTTTGTTTCATGGTGAATATAATTCTATCTTGTTTATTTGATGTTATATCTTGAGGATAGTAATAATTTCCGTAGGTTGTTCTTGTTTGAGTTGCTTTTATGGATCCAGTTTGACTTCTTAATTTTGCAGTATTAAAACTATCATCAGTAAATTTATAATCATCAGACCCATTTTGTTGTGTAGTATTATTAGCAGTAGCGGTTGCATTTACTCCAGGTAGTTTGTTAAATTTTTCGTTTTCTTTTAAGGCTGTTAAACTTCCTTCTTGTGCCACTAATGCATTAGTTTGTACTCCAGAAAATCTTTTTTGGTTTGTTTCTGCTCCTGTTTTTTTATTAAATGCTGTTGTTATTTCTTCTTTCGTTACTCTCTCATAATCAACTCCATTACCTTTCCAGTCATTTGCTAAATTTTTAATACTATTGTTTGTTGTTGGTTTCCATGTCCATTTTTCTGTAGATTCGTTATAAGATCCTGTAAAGGTTGAATTATCAAATCTATCATTATCTAATAGAGAATCTGTATGAACATGTGCTGTCCATTTAGATGTCCCATTTGCATAGGTTGCTTGATATCCTGCTATTTGCTTTCCTCCAACTATCATAGGCATATGCACTACATTGATGGGAGTGCTATCCTCACCAGCTGGAGCATATGTGGGATCAAATTGACCGTCCGTGTTATTTCCGCTATAGTTGTTTGATGGAGTAGACATTAAAATATTTTTAGTTATTTATAGAGTTGTGAGGAAATATGCATAAGAGATGTCACGGAGGTCATTTATTTCACTGGGCCGAACCACATAGAGGACTCCCCCGATCTCTTCCCATGTATAGTTTCTAAATTTACCCCAATGATAATTAAGACCCCTGAATCCCCATCGTTGAATATCAGTCACGGCAACGAGAGGGTGTTGATCATAAGTAAGTCTTGGAGTTTTTGCAGTGTATATAAAGGTATAATATTGTCCTACATCAGGAACCACTTCAGTATCTTTTAATGTATCCATGATAAGAAGCATCATTTCTTCGGGATCACTCATCTCCTTCAATTCTTCTTTGATAGGTGCAATTCGGTTATCACCTACCTGTTGTTCATATTGTTCAAAATAATCCTCATTAAATGGACTCTCTTGTTGAAGAAAACTATCTGCCATGATATATTCCTAGTTCTTGTTCGGTAATGATTTTAAATTCAATTTTTCTATCATTGCAAAACTCTCTTGCTGCTGCCCATTTAGCTGTATTCACTGCATAGGTTTTACATTCATAGAGATAAGATTGAGTCACTTTTTTTCTTTTCTTGGGAGGTCGGGTTTGTTTTTTGGGTTTTACTTCAATCACATAAGTTTTAATTTGACCTGTGCTTTCTTTTACCTTAATAATAAAGTCGGGATAATAACGATGAAACCGATTATCAACAGGAGAGACATATTTAATATAGAATTCTTCACTACCCCACTCAAGAATATTTTCATTTAGATCACAATAGTTGCAGAATTTAGTTTCCCAAGTACTACGACATATAATATTATTTGTATTTCCCTTGTATTTTTTGGGAAAAGAGGGTTTAAATAAACTCTTTTTACTTTCTCCCATTATACATACTATATCAGTAGTAATATTTATAGACCTAATGGTACAGATAATACGCCCCCGAAAGGTTGGAGTATCAGATTTAAAAAAATCTATTTTAAACACTGCTCTTACTACACATTATGAGTGTTGGTTTAATCCTCCTCCTCCTGTTCAGAATTTAATTCCCGATGTAGAAAAAGATGAGGACTATACGTTGTCTTGTATGGAAGCATCATTACCTGGTACTTCTTTAGCTACTGTGGAGTTGCAGAATGATCATAGTGGGATAACAGAGAGACATGTAAATAGAAGACAATATGATACTACTGCTTCATTTACCTTTTATGTTGATAGATATTATAGACAGATAAAATTATTTGAAACTTGGATTGGATATATTGTAAATGAACAAAATAACCCAGATTTTAATTATTTTTATCGAGTTAATTTTCCAAAACAATATCAAACATCTCTCTGGATTACTAAATTTGAGAGGGACTTTAATAAACCAAGAACCAATTTTGTGGAAGCAGATCAAGCATTGACATATACATTTTTGAATGCATATCCTATTAGTATTGATGCAATGCCAGTTTCTTATGAAGGAGCACAAACATTAAAGTGTACTGTTAATTTTAATTTTAGTAGATATATTACTGAAGCAAGTGTACCTACTGGACCTTTATCTTATAAAGTTATGGGAGAGAGTGATACTTCAGGTGAGTGGTTAGGGGGACAAGGATATGATGAAACTGGACTTGTATCTACTACAAATGAAGGAGCACAAGAATCTGCATTTGCTGCAAACAGATTGGAGGAGATGGGTATAAATTTCAATGAGATTGGTAATTAAACTACAAATAAACTTGCTAAATAAAATACACTGAAATTTCTATAGGATATTATGCCTTTACCAAAGATTGCCACCCCGACGTATGAGTTGGAATTACCTTCGACTGGACAAACAATTCAATATAGACCAGAGGAATTAAAGTAGATACACTTCCTACATTTGATATTGAGTATCTATTTTTAAATATTCGAGGTAAGTCTGTCGGAGAAGAACTTGAAGTAAAACTTCTGTGTCCTGATGATAATGAAACTTATGTTCCTGTGATGATTCCTATTGATGAGATTGGAATATTGAAGACTGAGAATCATACTAATAAGATTAAATTAGATGCTAACTTAATGATGGAAATGAAGTATCCATCTCTTGCAGAGTTCATTAAAAATAATTTTGATTTTAATAGTGATGCGACTATGGATCAGTCTTTTGATTTGATTGCTTCATGTATAGATAAAATTTATAATGCAGAAGAAGTATGGGCAGCATCTGATTGTACTAAGAAGGAGATTACTTCTTTCTTGGATCAAATGAATTCTTCTCAGTTTAAAGAGATTGAAACTTTCTTTGAGACTATGCCTAAACTTTCTCATACAGTCAAGGTTAAAAATCCAAAGACTAAGGTGGAAAGTACTATAGTATTGGAAGGGTTATCTAGTTTTTTCGGCTAGGTATGATTCACATGAGTCTGGAGAATTATTTTAGACTTAATTTTTCTCTCATGCAGTATCATAAATATTCATTAACTGAGATTGAAAACATGATTCCTTGGGAAAGGGATGTGTATGTTGAGATGTTGAGAGCACACTTAGAGGAAGAGAAACTCAAACAGCAACAAGCGAATGCCTAGTTCTATAAAACTTACTGAACCATTAGACATCCTTGTGGAGTATGGTTATCTTGATGACGATACGCCATATCATAAGGCATTAAGTAATGCTGTCATGGATTTTGCAGAGGATCCAAGTCTAGGTGGTGAATATAATAAAGATTATGTGATGCTTCTTCAAGATGAGGCAAAGAAAGAACTTAAGTTAAGAAGAAAAAAGATAGATGTTAAATCATTCAAAGAAAAGTTTTTAAACAGGAAGGAAGAACCTGTAAAAAAAGGTGCTACAGGTACAAGTTCTATTGTTCCATATAAACCTCCAGCACCGACTCCTGACCTATCTTTACCTGAAGGAGAAGACCAACAGCAAGAAACAGAAGGTCTTAAAGGGATAAGAGATATTCTGGATGATATATTAAAGGTATTGCGTTTAGATTTTAAGGATGATCGAAAGGAAGCAAGAGATGCTCAGAAACAAGCAGCAAAAGATAAAAGAGAGAAAAGAGAAGACAAGTTAGAGGGAGGAGGACTCAAAAAATCATTAGGTATAATTGGAAAAATGGCCGCACCACTGTTAGGCCCTTTTCAGATGATTTGGGATGCTATAATTAGGTTTCTTAAGTTTACATTGCTTGGAGTGCTTTTAAATGATACTCTTGAGTGGTTTAAGGATCCAGCAAATCAAAAAAAAGCAGAAAGGGTTGGTAAGTTCTTTAAGGATTGGTGGCCCGCATTAGCAACTGCAGCAGCCTTATGGCTTACTCCTTTAGGTGCATTATTGAATGGAGTAGTAGGTCTTCTAACTGCTATTATTCCTAAGTTAGTGATAGCAATTGCTGCCAATCCTTATGCAGCAGCAGCACTGATAGGGACTGGTGTTACGGTGTGGGGTATATCTAAACTTGCTAGTATGCCGAGTCGGCCAACTGAAGCAGTTGATGAATCAGTAGAGGAGATTGGAAGAGAAGAAACTATTAATCAATTAAAAGAGGAGCAAGAAAATCGTGGTGTCATGGGTAGAGTTGGTGATTTCTTTACTGGAGCAGGATCTGAACGGGAACAGCAAATTGAAAGATTGGAAGGTATGAGTGATAATACTGGTGGGAGTGGATTTAAAGATGGGTTTTCTGATGTAAAAGCAGAACAAAATATGGGAACTTTTACTGGTGACGGTTATATGAAGGAATTTGAGGGAACGGCTGGATTTCAAGAATTTAATGAAGGTGGTCCAGTTCAATCTACTCAATCTAATCAAAGTAGTAATGTTCAAAACTATAATGAAGGCGGTCTAGTTCAATCTTCTTCTAATCAAACTAATCAAACTAATCAAAGTAGGAATGTTCAAAACTATAATGAAGGTGGTTTAGTTCAATCTTCTTCTACTCAATCAAATCAAAGTAGTAATGTTCAAAACTATAATGAAGGTGGTTTAGTTCAACATTATAATGATCAACAATCAGCTCAGAATTTTGTTCAAAAGTATAAGGAGGGTGGATTAGTTCAAAATTTTCAAGGTGGTGGTTTCTCCAACATTACTAATACGGAGACAACCTCCAACACTGATTCGGAGGGTAATTTTAGTTTTGGGTCAACTTATGTTTCACCTGAAGAAGCAAAAGAAAGACTTTCTGCAATGGGAATGCCATCTATGGAGTTGTGGGATGGATCAATAGTTCCTAATTTTGGTAAGATGGGTGCTGATAAATTCATGCAGGGAGTGGAATTAACAAGAAGTATAATGGTGGAGAGTGGAGCAGATTCTGCAAAAATTGAAGAACTTGATAATTTTGTGGCAACTAATCCTTATGCTCAACCTGAGCAACTACAAAGTGTTATTAATAGAGTGGTTCCAGGATCAACAGAACAAGTGTTAGGTGATATGGGTGATAGTATAACTACAAGTGCCAAAATGAAGGGTGGTGGATTAGTTAATAATTATCAAAACTTTAAGGGTGGTGGATTAGTTAATAATTATCAAAACTTTAAGGGTGGGGGATTAGTTGAGACTTATAATAATCTTACTCAAATTAAAAATTATAAACAAGGTGGTTTTGTATCTGGACCTGGTGGAGTAGATAAAGTTCCTGCTAGATTAACTGCAGGTGAGTTTGTGATGAGTAAAGGTGCAGTTCAGAAGTTTGGAACTAATACTCTTGCCTCTATGAATGCAGCTGGTGGGGGAACTAATGTCCCAACAATTACTCAAGAATATAATCAAGGTGGATCAGTTCAATATTTGGAACAAGAATATAATCAAGGTGGATTAGTTCAATATTTGGAAAATGGAGGAGTAGTAAGAGATGTGATGAAAGAACCAGTGGGTACTCCAATTGTACAGTCCACAAACAAAACAATTACTTTACCTACTATACCTAAACAGCAACCAAGTCAGCAAATGGATATGGCTAAAAATGAGATTCCTGAGTTTAGAATTCCTATAGTATCTTCTCAAAGATCTATGGTGATAGCATCATTAGGTATTCAGGATTTGATAGGAGGATAATAAGATGGTTTGGGCAGCATTAGGAAAAGCAGTAATGGGAGGTCTTAAGGCGGGAGTTAAAAAGGTTGCTACTGATAAACTCTTAAACCGAAAAAAGAAAAGACCTAAAAAAAGGACATCGGGTAAAGAGATGTCTGAGAATATGATGAATAATGATAAGAAAGAGCAGAAAAAAGGTGGAGAATTGGCAGTTCAACCTAGTATGGGTTTAGTTCCTACTGCAAGTGATTTGGATCCTGTGAGCACAACTCCAGGAGAATCGGATATAATTATTATTAGGAAGCAGGTAATACAAGTAAGAGATCTATTAAAAGATAGTCATAGTGCTAAGAGAGAAGAAAGAAAGCAGGAAAGAAAAGCAAGACAGACACAAAAGAGAGAAACAAGAGAAGAAAAACTTGAGAAACCAAAAGTAAAACCCAAAGAATCTAAAGGAATGAAAATGCCTAAACCTGGATTAGGTATTGGTAATTTCCTTTCTTGGTTAGTATTTGGACTTGTAGTTAATAAACTCCTTGAATTGCTGCCACAACTAAACAAAATTTTTAGTTGGTTGAAACCTATTATTAATTTCATAGGTGGTCTTTTTAAGGCAACGATGGGATTTGTAGTGGGATTTATTGATCTTGCCTATGCGGGAGTGGAAAAACTAAGAGAGTTAATAGTAGCAATTGGGGGAGAAGGTGCGGGTGAATTATTTGATAAGTTTGGAAATTTATTTACTCAGGTAATGAATGGTGCATTGATTGCAGCATTGATCGGAGCAAGAGTTGGTTTATTTAATCCATTCCGAAGAAAACCTCAAATTAAGCCACCCAAAAGAAGTTTTAGTGATCAAGTAAAAAGAAGAAGAAACTTAAATAAAAGATTTTTTGATCCTCAACGTGGTGATAAAATATCAAGGGCCAAAAATATTAAAAAACTTAGAGCAGACAAATTAAAGAGAGTAAATGAGTTTGGAAAACTAAGAAGATTTGCTAGGTTTAAGAATTTTGGTAAAAACCTATTAAATTTTAAAAACCTTAAGAACCTTAAAAATCTTAGAGGTTTTGGTATTGGAATGTTGG